TCTAAAAGAACTAAGTTAAATATTCTGGGTATGTTAATACCTACTGCCGCTACACCATATGTAGCAACAATAACTTTATTATCCATTTCTGAAACTTCTCTGTATTCCTTTTGTCTGTCAGATACTTTCATCTCACCGCTAATAAATACCCACTCCGGAAACATTTCGGATAATAGTTGCCCTGTGGCAATTCTGTCAATTAGTACTAGTGTGTTTCCGTTAGTGCTGAGACCGGTAATAATTTTACTGATCTCTGTAATTCTGTCTTTGTCTGTCACAAGCCATTTAAGTTCCTGTGCATAATTATTAAATCCTAGCACACCGTCTTGCATTTGCAGTATGTTAATATCTAGTTTTGCTAACACACCTTTATCTTGTAATTCCTTACTGCTTAAATTTCCAATCACAGGACCCAAACTACAAACACAACCAACTGCTTCGTACTCGTCTTTGGGTATAGTTCCTGTAAGTCCCCATCGAACGGGAACATTTCTAAATGCCCCGCTCAACAAGTTACGGAGTACATCTGCTTTCGCTTTATGTACTTCGTCTACCATAATGCAAACTACGTCTTCTAGAAATGAATCTATAGGAAAGTCTGCTTCGTACTTCTTACTTTTCTTTTCCATTATACTTAGACTTTGCCAAGTACAAATTGTGTGCGTTTTGTCGTACTCTTTACGGTCACCAAATAGCACACCCACATCCAGTCCTAAGTTTTTGTAGTCACGCTCTGTTTGTACTACCAAGTCTTTGTTTGGCACAATAACTATAGTACGCCCATATGGCTCACACATATTGCTTAAGGCGGCTGTTATGAGCGTCTTACCGGCTCCTGTAGCCACTTCTTGAATGCTTTGTGGGTTCTTTAAAAAGTTATTAATAACTTCTACTTGATAGTCTCGCAATATAATTGGTTCACCTTCTGCTGGATGACCTTTGGGCCAAGCAACATCATCGAATCTAGTCTGTGTGATCTCTGGGAAATCAAATGACCAAACGTTTCTGTTGTCTTGGACCTCAATGTCATATCCTGCTTTTTGAACAATTGGAAGCAATCTATCGAGTAGGTTCATATATGTCCTGCCGCCTACGTCACAATACCTTACACAACCATCCCACCGACCTAACTTGTAAGCCGGCATATGATATGCATATGGTAAAAAGTATTTTACAGCGTCTGATACGTTACGTCTAGTCTTAACATCAAGTCCAACGAACTTAACGTTTACTTCGTCACGTATTTCTAAAACACATTTTCCCATTTAAACCTCTATTTGCTTTTATGTATTATACTACCAGTTGTAGCCTAATGTCAAGTAAAATTCTCTTCCTTGGTTATCATAAAATGGAACAACTTCAACTACATCGTCAAATGCGTTCTCAACCTTTAAAGATAATGTTACTTTTTCATTGATGTATCTAGTGTAGTACAAGTTCATCTTCTTCAAGTCCTCTAAGAACTCACTATCGATTATATCATACTGACTAGGTGCTCTGTCTAAATTGACTGCATACTTCACTTGATATTCATTCTTGCCATAACGCTGTTTCCAACTAATCATAGCATCATACTTAGCGACTCTAGGTTGCTCTGTGTCTGTGTACTTTAGCATAACACTCACTGCACCAAAGTTCTGACTGTATCTAAAACCCTGTGTAATGAAGTCTCCTGCGTTGTAGTACTGTGGATTAACATACACCTCACCTAACATAAAGCCTGATTGATAATCAATAGTTTCTGAGAACTCATATCTAAATAGACCAAGTGTTCCGAATCCAATCTCATATCCAATGCCTTCTTCTGGTTTTAGGTTTTCGTTACCTAACACAAAGTCGTCACCAAACTTTTCATATAGAGTAGGCTTTCTAAAACTGTTGCCAATATTTAAAAAGAACTGCCCTTGTGTCATACCAAAACGTAATGCATTTTGATCATCGTTGCCAATTCTAACACCAAAGTTATAATCGAATACTGCTGATGCATTAACACTAACGAATGCTCCATAGTTGTCATCTTCGTATGTATTAGAACCTGATGTTGATTCAGTTGCATAATGTAATGCTTCTGCATCTACACCAAAGTCAATAGACACCATTGAACTTAGGTCTTTATGTTCTGCTATTCGCAAAAAGTTTCTATAACTCTCGTTGCTGTAAGTTTCAACACCATCTGTGGAATACTTACTGTCAGTGAATGACCTACCTAGCGTAATGTTATCATTTCTAACACTAACATTGTAACGGTCACCTGTATCCACACAATCGTTTGATTGTGAAAAGTCAGCATTGTAACAGTTGTCGTAATCATAATCATACTCAACAAACTTACCTGCGAATGTCCAATCGCCTGCATCAACAGATACTTTTGCTTGTTGTAAGTCATAAGAATCCTCTTCCGTGTTATCATTTCTAACACTTGGCATATCGGATCTGAACTTGGTGTATTCAAAATTATCAGTTGGTGCTATTCTTAAATAAGAAGGCGTTGATCCTTCGAACCTAATAGTGCTACCAGAATCGATAACGTCTTTGATTAACACTGTTCCTGCAATACTGCCTGAACCATATAGTACACCATTTGCACCTGAGATTACTTTAATGCTCTCACCTGATACAATATCGTGTCCAAAGTTATACCATCCTGACCCGGGCTCATTGGCTGGTATTCCATTTGTGTACACTGTGGTATGTACTGTTTGAGCACCACGCTCGTTATAGCCTATAAATCCACCATAACCACCTGGGTTGTAAGTGAACGCAGGCATAATTGCACTAATCAATCTAGTACTTGTGACTGGGGTCGTCTCAGTCGATTGTACTTGTTGGGCAACTACAATTACTTCTTCTATCTCCTCTGCTTTTACAGTAGCAGGCGTCATAAATGCTATTGTTAATAACAATGCGCCGCCAACACTGTAAAACGTATTTTTAAGTTTCATAAACTCTCCTTATTATTGTACAACTAATTATACAGATTAGTGGTACGAAGTCAAGTGTTTTCTTAATAAAAGGTGAAGCCCGGAGGGGATCCGGGCTTCGTGGTGCTCTGTTGGGGGATGACTAACGTTTGAGCACCAGGGAAACGATAGCAATATTACTTATTTTAAATATGCCCCTTCATGCAAGTAGTTCTGGCTAGTGCCTGCCAATTTGCAGGGTCCATTTTTCTCAAGTCTGAGATTTTAAGAACCATTCGCAAACTAATCTCTCTAAGGATTGCGGCATTGTCTAGCATGAAGTTAATAATTTCTTTATCACCTTCTGCACCAAACTTGTATTCTTCAAGCATACCATCACGTACGATTTGCTTGATTCTAATGAACTTATCTGAGATGCTGTTCATTGTAAGATCCAAGTAGTGACATCTTGACATAAGTGCCGCCAAGTGATCCTTAATCTTTTTAGAACGAACGTTTTCAAAGTCAACGTTAGTAATAAAGATACACCCACCTTTGAACTCAAACCTATCTGGAATACCTTCCCTACGCAATGCGTTGGATTCTGACTTCCAAGTAATGTAACGTTTCTTACCTGAGTCTAGAGTAGCCTTCAACATGTTCAAACATACTTCGTCAAACAATACACTATCACAGTCATCAAATACAAGTATGTTACCTGCCGCACTATTGTTATACAGTGTTTGGAATAGACCAATTGGGGTAACTGAACCTTTAACAACTTCAGTCCTTGCAGGCTTACCAGCAACTTCTGTAAGCATATCGTAATCTTCTAATACAGTTTCTACACCAAAAGACTTACCAACACCTGGAGGGCCACTAACAATCATACCACGTACTGTACCTTCTGCTACAGCATGAGTCATACGATCCAAGATATCGAAACGTTCTTTAATACGTTCGATTGCTTGTTCTTCGTTTTCTTCCTTTTTAGGAGTGTTGTCGATTTTAGGCTGTTCAGCATAAACACTTGGAGTAACATATTCTAAATCCTGTGTAGGATCTTCTATAAGTACTCTAATGCTTGAAAACTTCTCGCCCATTGCTTCACTACCGTCCACTGTAATAAAGGCACCTTTTTTGCCTATGTTAAGTGGCTTGATGATTGGAAATACTGTATCAACGATTTCGTTTTTACGGTAAGTACCAGTCTTGATTTTTACATAATTTTGCTTTGTCATATTGTCATCCCCGACATAATGATTAATGTTAATAAGCCCTTCTTACTAACTTGTATATATTATACTAAATTCCAGTGTCCATGTCAACCTTTTTACCAGTTTTATTGAACTTTTTTCCTGTCCTTTATTGTTTAATATGTATATATTATACAGTCGTATGCACCCGAAGTCAACCTTTTTACCAATCTTTTTGGTAAATTATTGAGAAATATTGAGGTGTTTGTACGCTTTTTGTACTGCTTTCGCTTGATTATAAGCATCAGCGAGTGCCGAATGCAGGTCCTTTTGGGCGCCGGAATCGTCTTTACGCATGTCTCTAGGCACTAATTGTCCCAATGTTCTGCTATCAGCTTCTTGCCAAAATGCCCAATTTTTGTGCTGTTTAAAACTGTTCTCTATTAGGTCTTCAAGGATGCCGTAATCAAACCGAGATCCTTGGGCCCATTTAAGGTCAGTGCCAACTAGCCACTTGTTAAGGTCTGCAATGAAAGTCATAACCGGTGTCCTGTTCTCATCTGAAAACGCTTCATCCTGGATTGCTTTATCCTGTTGACCCCACCATTCAATAGTATTAGGATCAATTACTCTGCCAGCGGCAGTTTGTTCGTCGATGTCTAATCTTACACTAAATGGGGTATGTGGTTCTTCGCTATTATACGGATCAAACTTAACTCCGCCAACAGTTAAAACTACAGCATCAGGCTTAGTACCCAATGTTTCAATGTCAATCATTGCATGTGTTGTCATTATTTGTATTGTCCAAATAATTTATCAAAAATTTCTTCTGCTTCAGCGGGTGTTAGTAACGCTTCATTGTAAGCAGAACGCTCTTCATGATTCTTAAGGCGCCATTCAGTGAAGTTCTCATTGTAAGGTCTGCCTGAATCATATGTAAATGTAAAGCCATCGTCGAATGTTTGTGTAGTCATATCATACTCCTAATTTATGTACTGCATAGTATAGCACTAAAAGATACGGTATGTCAACCTATTTTAAAATATTTTTTGCACATAGCCTCTTCAATGCCAAATGCTTCTTTTTCCCACGGTAGCTCAATATAAGGTAAATGCCGAGTTTCAGCATAGTCATATTGATTGTTTATCAGTTGCTTTGCATGTATTAGTTCATGTGTAAGATGTAGCAATATGTCATCGCGAGTAAATGTAGTATCATAACTGTGTCTTGCCAAATCTATGTGTATTAGTTCTGAATCGCCCCAACAATATCCTGCCATTTGTTGGTCTAAGTGATGTAACAAGTTAATGTCTATATCTACATCATGTTCAGCATCAGGACATAATTCAGTTAGCATAAGCATACATGCTTCTACAATATCACTCTTATGTTTGATCCTTCCAGTAAAGTAGATATAAATCACACACTTATCTCAACAAGTTGCTTAAATTCATTGCTTTGCAGATGCAAAAAGTTATTCTTACGCCTGAGTGCTGTATGATGGTACATATCGACTATGTTATCATTTAATCGACTTATTTCGCTAACACAGGAATTAACACGTTTTACCAAGTCAGTCTCTTCATCATATGAATGATCTATTAAGTCTCTAAAAACATCAAACCCAAACTGCTCTAGTTTCTTAATAGAACCCGGAGCATTTATTGATAAAAACAACTGCCCTGAATATATAGGCTTCCATGTTTTCTCTGAAAAGAACAGACGTACACACGAACTTTCAGTTATAACATGCAATGCTGTTTCATTATATGCTGGGCTACTTACAGTGTGGTCATTAATATATGATGAGCTTTGTCTTCCAATATCGTCTATCATAATTGGACATTTATGCTGTATATTCTGCATAAAATATTCGTACTCGTCAGTATAGTTTATAAGGTCCTGTTTCCAATAATCTGTCTGCAAATGATTTCTGGAATGCTCTTGCTTATCCCAAAGAAAACTATGCAACACAGAATCTTGTAAGTTATGCTGATAAATTTTATTCAGTGTGATCAGTCTGTGCATTTTAGGAACAGAGTTCAAACAAGAAAATTTATATGTTATAGGCTTTTCTTCAATCGGGTATACTAACTGACTGTAGGGTAAATGGAAGTAAGAAGTATAATACTGTTCGTTAGCGTCATCGCTAAGTACCACCACCTTTTTGTTTTTATGCTCATCAATAAATTCTTGGACTTGCTGTTGAAATGCTAAGACATCGACCATTGGGTTATGACTTATGTCCAATATAATAGTGTCAAACCATTCAAGCTCAGGTAGTGTACGGTGCATTAAACTATCGTTAACTATGACGTAATTGTTGTGTATACCTAATTTAGTAGACAACCACGGTATGAGGTATCGTCTACTAACCGAGATATTGTAAACTTCAGTCAAATCAAGAATTTGTTTCATCTTAACTAATAACTATATCTTCCATACCTGCTGTTCGCAGTCTTGTGATGTGACCTATTTGCCACTGTTTAGTATCTAAGCCTTTCATGATGCCAAGATACCTATTACGCAATAGACTGAATTGGTTACATAGATGCGTTAGGTTAATAACACTATCCTCACTATCAACAAACTTTTCAGCATCTCTACTGCTTAGTGTTCTATTGTACGCTTCTAAGTATTTACGAAATGTTTTAGAACGTTCTCTACGAAGTTCTATATTTAAGTGTTCGAGAATTGCTTCAATCTCTTGTAGTTGATTGAAGCGATGCTCTGTGATGCCAGGAAGGGAAGAACTGGCTTTTTCCAGACTTCCCTTAATACCGCATTCGTATTTGGCGTCTTCTAGCTCGTTTTCAAAATAGTCGATTGAATCAACAATTTTGCCTAAGTCTGCTACTACCGAATTATACCAACCTGCCATTTTTTAACCCCAGTCGTCGTCTTCTGCGTCTTCTTCATCACCGAAACCAAAGTGACCTACAACTGCTGTCTTTAAGACACCATCAAATGTAATCACTTCATCTTCGATATTCCCTAAGTCTGCTTCCTCATCGAAAACTCTCACTAGGTGCTCTGCCGCTTCAACACGATCCTTCTTTGGAACATAGTTCTTAATGCTATCCCATACACTTACTAATAGTAAAATATCTGGATTCATTATTCAACTCCTTCCTGTGACGGATCATCTACTAAAGTTTCGTCATCAACTAAATCAGAGATATCTTCATCTTCTGTAATTTCAGGGATTTGATTCCACTCGTCCATTACAACTTGAAGACGTTCTTCTGTCCATTGTTTTCTAAACTCCTTAATCTCTTCTCCTGTGACAGGTGAGACATAAGAAAGTTTATTTCCTACTTTAGTTACGATTCCTTTTTGTTCAAGTAATTCTAAAATACCTGAATAAGGATTCATTCCCGATTCGTATGGAATTTTAATCTGTACACTTTCAAACGGTTTGCTGTAACGAGTTTTCACTACTTTACATGCCGCTCTAATACCTTGCACAGTACTAACTTTATTTCCATCTTCATCTTCTTTCAGTTTCAACTTCTTCATTGCAACAACAATACTTGAAGCATACACAAAACCTTGTCCTCCACTGATTTTATCATCAGGGTCAAACATATCTTGTGATGCGTATGTATGGTTAGTAGCAACAAGTCCAATTGGATGTGGTGCTAGTTGGTTAACTGTATTTCTAACTAAGGCTGTTAGTGCCTTTGGCTTTCTACCCATATCGCCTTTCATATCACCTTTTTCAAATTGTGCTACGTCAGTTGGTGTAAGTAACATACCTAGACTGTCTACAACAAATAGTAGTTTAGGCTGTTCCTCGTATGGTAAATCACCGTAGTTATTTTTATAGTCTTTCACAAAGTCACTGATAGTTTTAGCAACATCATCAATCATGCTAACACTAATCTTGAGAAGTTTCTCAGGAGTTGTGTCTACATCTAATGCTTGTAGCCAATCCTCATCAAGTGCATTTTCACTATCAAATAGTACTACTTGACAGCCTTGCTCTTGAGCGTTCTTTACTAAGTTACCGGAACAGATAAAACTTTTACCCGAACCAGACTCTCCAGCAAATACACTTACTTTACCCAAAGGAACTCCTTTTTGGAAGTCCCCACTAATTAGGTAGTTAAGTGTATAGTTACCAGTAGAGATCCAGTCTTGCGGGTCATGAAATCCAGCACTAATGCCAGAAATACTTTTCGTAATGCCTGTTCTAAACTTTGTTAAGTCAAATGGTTTCTGCATGTTAGTCTCCTTATGTACGGTTTCTAATCATGTTCAGAATATCATCTGCACTCGGTTTTGCTTCGCCTTCTGCCGCTGGAGCCGGGGCCGCTTGTGCCACTGGTGCCGCTTCTGCTACAGGTTCTACTGGAGCCGCAACTGGAGCCGCAGGTGCTACTGCTGGTGCAGGTGCAACTGGTGCCGGGGCAACTGGTGCCGCCTGTGCTGGTGCTGTTGTAGATTGTGTTGCAGTTGCAGGAACATCTACGCCATATGGCTTGTAGAAGTTACCCCATCTTTCGACATCATACAATTCACCGTCAACTGACGCTTGAAACATTTCGCTAATTGCGTTAATTTCATCTGCTCCAGGACGCTTCGGTAAGAAGTCTGCAAGGTTATGAAGACCATTTGTATCAATAGCCGCAAGTTCAGTTTCATCTAATGCTCTTTCTTTACGAGCCCATTTAGACGTACTGTAGTCTGCGTATTGACCTTTGGTTGTTTTAGTTACTCTAAAATCTGTACCATTCATATAGTCAGTAGGCATATTTTCCATATCTGGGTCCATAAGTGCTGACTTAATAATGTTAAAGATTTGAGGTGAAATGACGAAACGTCTGATTGGATTCTCAGGCGTGTTTGCTTCGGTCATTGGGTTTTCAGTTACATATCCTTGGAAGATATATGAACGCTTTTTCCAATACTTTCTGCCCATGTCTTCTAGACTTGGATCTTTAAACCAAGGACGAACCTCAGTTAATACTGGACAAGTGTCTCCATACATTTCTGCACAAGGTACTTGTACTGTTACAGGCTTCATGTCTCCGCCTTTAATACCTGGGAAAGTCAAACGAATCATTTGTCTTTCTTGCCAAAAGAACGTATTGTCAACGTCTGCGTCAGGTAAGAACCTGAGAGTTGCTGATGTCCCTTCGTCGATATTCCAGTGTGGATAAATGGCGTTGTCGCCGCCTGATTGTTGCTTTGATCCGGAACCTTTCGATTCCATTGCTTGTAGTTTTGCTCTAATTTCTGCTAAAGATGCCATAATAATTTTCTCCTTATATGTGCCATGTTCGTTAGATCGTCTGGGTTTATGTATCTAACTGTGGTTATTGTATATTCTTTAAGCCATGTTGTCAACCTTTTTATACTATTGCTGACAAATAGTTTTCTTTCCTGTAATACTATTTATTAAAAATTTCGAAACTCTCTATAAATTTCTCGTATTTCTTGCTTTCGCTTTCTGCTAAATCTTCTGCCATTGCTACTTGCTGTGGTTGTTGTGCTGAAAGTAAAGAAGCCTTAACTGCTCTATATTCCATTGCATCTAAACTACCACCTGATGATAATTTGTTACCAATCCCACCTAAGTAATTAGCAAGTTTGCTGTCTTTAGCAACACTGCTTAATTGACTGACTTGGTAGCCTAACTTAGCATGTGGATCTGCGAACTCAATTGGATCTTCTGCAATGACTTCTTTTGCTCCGCTGAAATCTGCACTTTCAATTGCGTTCATTATGTAACTTTCAAATGCTGATTTTTTATTTACTAACTTAGATAGTGTTTGGTGTGCATTACCTACTTTGTTATCAAAATGCGTTTCAGTAAAGTGATCTTCTAAGTTTACTTCGTTAACCATTTCAATGTTATCAAATTCTGCTAAACTTTCAACTGTTTTACTATACGACTTAGGTCCTGCTATTTTCTTAAATGTGTTTTTAATACCTTCAATATGTTCTCTTGCAATACTAACATACTCTTGATTTGATTCATTAACTAGTCCTTGCTTGGATACATAGTTAACAAATTCTTTTAATGTTTTTAAATCACCGCACATACTTACAATACTTTCGCCAACTGAGTCGTGCATTGTGCCGCCATTGTAAATGTGTCTTGCCATTGCTCTTGCGCCTTGCAAGTTTTTACTAGGAAATAAGAAACGTTCCTCATTTGCTTGGATGAATATCTTACTAATATTCCTACTTCTAGCACCACGTGATTCTTCGTTTACAGCCTTAGTATGTTTTACAACTAATTTAACTGTATCTAAAGGTTGGTAACTTGTTTTCGATGATCCGTATGATGAACCTAAACTTGCTTCTTGTACACTTTCCATATCTTTCTCTTTTGTAATATTAATTTTTTCGCTGGCTGGTTTTAATGTTTTACCAAACAGTCTATAATCCATTGTCATTAAGTGTTTTCTTGCAATGCTACCTAACTGTGATCTTAGTGTGTCTGTTTCGTCGGAATTTTCAGATGCACTAAAACGTATTTCTTCACTTGCTACATTCAATGTTACAAGTAAGTTCGGATTCTCTACAAAGAACCTGATTGCTTCTGCAGGGTCGCCTACTACTTCACCGTCCTTATCGAAAGTATCTACTTCGTAGCCGTAGCCTTTTAATAAATTAAAGACTCTGTCTGCAACTGTTTTTACACTTATTGCCATATTATTTATCTCCTACTTGTATTTATCAAAGTAGCCCAATCGGCATGGGCTCATCATATTCATCAAAAGGACGAGAATCATCATCATCATCGTAGGAGCCTTCTTCTACACCTTTTATGTTTTGGTTTACAACCTCATATACCGAATCTTCAAACGATGCAATATAATTAATCATGCGTACAGCAATAAGC